ATGATGCCTGCCAGCAATAAACTCAGGCCATTGAGAGCGTACAAAATCTAAAAAATTTAATTGGCACCCTTCGTTCTTGGCGATTTGCGCAAGTCTTAGCTCAAGCTTCAAAGCCTTTTCTTGCTGCGCAGGATTTAAGTTGGAGCTCATCGGGGGACCCTATCTATTTATGGGATAATATACTGCTTTATAAGATAGTTATAGGCCAAACTAAATTTTATGTAAATATTTGAGAGAAACATGGCCCTAGCCCCCGACCCGGCGAAAGGGGGACCGCGTGCCGCGGATCGCGTTTTATCGTTTAAAAGCAAAGGTTTCTGACCCGATATGGAAGGGACCCGGGTGCTTTTCCCGGACGTCGGATCGCGGCCAGCGGGGCTTGGAAAATGCGGATAACTATCGCGCCGGGCGACATCGGACCGGGGTGGATGTTCCCCGGCCGGGGATTTTGGCGCGGATTTGGCGACGGCTGCCGTCGCAATTTGATCGCGGATCGCGGACCAATTGGCGGACCTATCGGCCAGCTGGCCGATGAAACCGGGCATCGATGTCCAGCTGGGGATCGCGCGCCCGGTACGTTTGGCAGGGACCAAAGGGCGCGGCCCGGGCTTGTTTAACTATTCTGACCGGGGAAACGTGCGCTGTCGTCCAGCTCGTGCAATTGGATCGGGTAAACACCAACGGGAACGATCACAGCGCAAACAAAAGGCCCGCGCATTGCGCGGGCCAGTCGTTCTGGGTGGGTGTTGGGGCTTTTAGCTGTGTCGCATATCTACACCTCCAATTTGATGGTTGCGTCACGCAGAATATCGCGGACAACGTCGCCAATCTCGGTGGTGTAATCGCTGGCGGTGAAATCAACAGTGTCTTTGATGTCGTCCTCATAGTCGCCAATGTCGAAACCGTCGCGCGCAATATCTTTTATTTCGTCGGTATAGTCCGCAATGTCAAAGTCGGTCATCAGGTCCGCAAGTTCCTTTTTCACCATTTCCCGGATCGGGTCCGACATTACGGAAAGCCATGAGCTGCGCTGCTCTTCCAAAAGCTTGGCATCGCGCTCGGCAAAGCGGCAAGCCCGGACAAGCTTGTCTTTCATTTCGTCGCGTTCAACTCTAAACGCATCGCGCTCGGCAATAAGCGCGTCCATGAAATTTTCGGTGATTGGCGCGGTGTTTAAATTTTCCATTGTTACATTCTCCAAATGTATGTTTGCGACGGGAAGCCCGCCACATGGGATTTGTCGCATATAACTTTCCAGCGGTCAAACATAAAAAAAGGCCCGCCATTTGGCGGGCCCGGTGGTCTATTATATAGCGCGCTTATTCTTCCCCAAAATCCCCGGCAATATGGTGGCGCAATATGGTGCGGGGGGCCAAGCTCTTTGCAAAGCGCTTTAATCGTTCGCCGTCGGTTTCCTCTTGGGTTTGATCGGCTGTGTGGTTCCAATGAATTAAAACATTGCCGCCGCTGGCATAGCAGCCGCCCGGATCATCGGGGCTTGCGGCTTTTTTCTTATGAACCCCGTGCGCTGTAAATCCGATTACATAATCACGGTCCAGCCGGGCGCAAAGCGGCTCGCCATTGCCGCAATTTTGGCAGCCGAAGCTTTTAAGATATTCCGCCGGGCAGCGGACAAATTGCACACCGTCAACTAAAGCGGATTTATCAGTAGGCCCGGATTGTTTCCAAAAATTAGGCGCGACGGTCACAACTACGGGAATTGAATATTCCGCACCCTTCCGCCCGCCTCGGCCTAATCTAAAAAACTTAGCAGCAATTGCGGCGGTTGCGGCGGAATAGTTTATAACAGTTTTTCCGGGCAGGTTTTTTTTCATCCAATGAAGCGGCAAAAAATGCGAGTAAGTAAAAGATATGCCTTTCGCGGGCACGGCATCGGAAAGCGCCTCAAGGTAGTCTAGATCGATCTTTGACGCACCACATCCCGACGGGTTCAACTCACAAGTGGCCGGGCATGTTCCAAACTTTTCCTTTTCCCCGGCCCGGTAAGTTACGGCAAGGCCCTTTGTTTTTTGGGCGCGGCTAGTTTCAACAGTCTTTAACATTTTGCATTCTCCAATATGCGGTTTACTTTATCCCATATAATACAACGAAAAAACCCCGCCTGTAAAGCGGGGCTAAGTTTCCTAAATTTTAGGCGGTGATTTATGCCGCGACGCGCTGCCAATCGCGAGCGGACATCCGGAGCAATTGTCCGCCGCGTTGCTGCCACTGGTCAACGTCGTCAACATCCGCCCGGTGTGCAACGGCCGTGACCGCGTTGACCAAGGTAGCACGGGAAAGCGGGCGGGCCTGCTCAAATCCGCTTTGGCCTATTGTCGCCATCAAACCGTTCAAAACGTCGCTGTTTTCTTTTTTGGTTAGCTGCATGACCTTACCAAGATTGTTTACAACATCGGTCACATCGGTTGCCACACCATCAATAACATCAAGCGCCGCCATCCGCATTTGGTTGCAGATATCATCGAACGTTTCCCGGCTGGAATAGTGACCCACTAAATCACGCAATTTCAATTCCAGAGCGTGGTTGTCAGCATTCTTTGCATCATCTGAAAGCAAGCCCCAATCGTCACCATCACGCGCCGATGTGATGTGACTAGACCGGGTTTTGTTTTGGGTTTGCATCCCGTTCAAACAAGCCAAAGTCCACGCGATTTGATAAACCGCAACCGAGCCCGCGCCTACTTCGGAATTTCCAAAACCAATACCGTTCGCCATATGATCGCCAACATTGGCACCCGTGCCTAATTGCTCCAGAGACTTCAAACGTAGATACAAGCGCTTTTCAGAAACGTCCGCGGACACAACCTGAAACTGCGCCGGGTTGTCGATCAATTGGGGCAGGCAAGCTTCCAACAAATTGACATTGTCGAACGTTTTAAACTTATCAGAAACAAAAGCGCGCACCGTGCCATCAGTAGATGAACCCATTGGATCAGCCGCTAAATGCGTCCGGACCATGCGACGGGTAGGTTCTTTTTGCCAAATTGCATTTGTTAGATCGTCAAATTCACGCGGGTAGGCAGCCTGCAAACGTCGCGCCGTTCTAGTATCGATCCCGGCATGGGTGGCGATTTGCCCAAAGGCCGTATCGTTTATATCAAAGCGCTTTGTGGGTTCACCGCGGCTGGCCTCAATAACAATTTGCGGCTTACCGTCCAGCGTGGTGGTTTTCTGCAAATCATTTGTTGGGGCAAGATAATCGGCTGCACGGGCGGCTTGGTCCTGCACTTTCATCATCAAAGCGGTAAGGGTGTTTTTGTTGTTTTCAATATTATGTGCCATGTTTTACATTCTCCAAAAGTAAAAGGGCAGGAATTGCCCCGGCCCTACTATCTTATATTATCGCATACTATGCAAGCTTAAATTTTAGAAAGTTTTATCGCCTGCGTTTTTGCCTCCGGGGTTTACTCGCCCGGCGGCTCAATTGATCATAATCTTTGCCATATAATAAACGGCCCAAAAAACTAAATATAAACATCAAGCTTTCTCCATTTCATCGGCTAGCGTGTATAAATCGGCCAGCATTTTTTCTGCACCCTCATCACGGCCAGCCATCAGGAACATTTGAAACGCTCCTAAATTGTGCCGTATACGTTCGGACGGTGTCATGGGTTTTTTATCAGTCATAGTACAATCTCCAAGTTGATTAACAACTATAAGTCTATGCGACTATATGGGAGATATCAAGCCAAAAACAGCGTTCCAATCAAACGGATGTTCAAAAGAGCCAACCGCGGGGGCTTTCAACCCATACTCGGCAAGCGATATAGCCTGAGAGGCGCTGTAAAGGTGCAGAGAGGCCTTAACGTCCGCTCGGGCCTGCTGCTTAACCAAAACCCAACTGCTGCTCTTACGGTGCCGTGTGAGCCACGCAACTTGATGGGGGCTCAGATTGACGGCGTTAGCTTTACAAAACTTTAGCTCAACAAAGTGGAGACCGCCAAACTCATCACACGCCAACAAATCGGGGATACCTTGGCCCACCCAATTTTCTATCCTTGTTAGCACCCAATTGCGGCGAGACTTGTTAGCGGTTTTTAGTTGTCGGTATAGGCCCGCTTCAGTCGTCATCCTCAGTTGGGGTGATGTCGATAACGCTTTCGCCATATCCATCCTTTAAATCGCTCAAAGCTTTCAAAACTTCCTCTTTGCTCATGCTGTCGATACTGCCGTGCCGTATCTCTGATTTGCTAACGTATATATCACCCTGCGCTTGGCCCCTTCGATACTCGGCTTGGACGGCTGCGGAATATGCGCCGTTCTCCAAAGCAAGATCGCGGATTTTCTGTAGGTCTCTTATGTGGCGACCGTAATTGATATCAAACTTAGCGTCTAACTCTGCGCGATAAGATTTGATCGCAGCAACAACGTGAGGACATTTATGTGGGTTGGTTAATTCATAAGCTCGGGTGTGAGCAGATGTTTCTGGATAGCCCGCCCGGATTGCGGCTTCTTTGAAAGTTATCAGGCCATCGTTGCTTACAAGCTCTTTTACAAAAAGCTCTTGCTTCCGGGTTAGCTTTCTATCGACCACCATACGTTTGTTCCCACGCGGATCAGGCCGGGGGCTATCAGGATCAACAAGCTTGTTATGTTTGGGGACCGCCCGCTCTTTTATTTGAAGCGGCGAAGGGATGCTGCCGTACTTCGTTTTCTTAACGGGGCGACCTCTTCTTTTGGGGCCAGTAGTTTCTTCAGTCATGCGGGCCTCTCTCAACAGGTATCTGATAAACTCTTATACCTGTTATAACGGTTACTGTTATATAGGCCAGAAAAACTTTTTATAAAAAAAACATCCGCCCCCCCCATTAGGCATTATTGCTGTTTAAGAGAACTCCCTTTTGGTTACATTTTAGTACCTTCTCGGTGTAACCACTTATGTAACCAAAATTATTCTTTGTATATATACAGTTAAAGGTCAAGTTACATAAGTTACAGGGGTTACGGCTTGAAAATACTTTTTTTTTTATTTTTATTTTTCAGCCTATATACAGTAACGGCGTTAAATAAGTTCCGCGGTCCGCGTTCTCTGATCTTTGAGGAAGAGTAGTAGCACTATGGTATCGACGCGAAAACCCCGCAGCGTTGTTCACGGCTACGGGGTTTAAGTAGTTCATTTAGATAGATAATCTAGGTTCATCCACTTCCCTCTATCTTCGAGTTCGGTGAACGAACCGTCTGGTCCATCACTAAAGTTGTAATATGTGTTGGTGTATTTTTGTTTCTTCATTGCGAAGAAGCATGGGAAGTTAACGCCTAGTTTTTTAAGCATTTTGTTGACTGCATCGCAGTTTTCCTGTGCTTCTTCGTATGTGTCTACTTTTGGCAGTTCGATCCAGACCTCTTTGTTCATTTTACATTCTCCAAATTGTCAAAAAGCGTTTTGAGAGTTGTCCTAACCCTCAAAACGACCCTACCACAGATATGGGAGAATGTCAACTTAGCTAAGTTCTAAACCTTTTCGCCGTTCTTTGTGCTAGGTATTCAAAATGGCTTCTTCCCTTTCTTTTTTGGACCAGCGCCACGAGTCCACCTTCGAACGCTGCGCGGGCATCGTTGCTATGTTTTCCACCTGCGTACCCTCCGACATGGTAGATGATTGTATCGCCGTATTTTGTGGTTTGCAGCGCGTCTTCGAAGGCCATTTTTCCAATACATAATGAGATGTCGAGTATCATATCTTTTTCCCTGCTTTACGAAGGTTACGAACGAAGACATCCAGTTCTTCTCTTGCGACCCACAGGTCTCGTTCTTGGTTTAGATTTTGTATGTCGGTATTTTTGTATTTACTGTCCTGCATACGGTCTACTTGCTGTCGCAACCATTGCAGTTCGTTTTCTTGGAACGGCGTTAGTTTGTCAGAATTTAGGTTCATAGCTTTCTCCCTGCCTTGCTAGTTTTTCAAAGTACCGCAGTCGGCGGTTTTCGAGTGTTGAGTCTTGGTCTTCCCATTGTTTATCTGAGATTAATGCCCGCAGTTTTTGTATTTCTTTTACTACGTCGATAAGTCTTTCATCGTCCATCAGTTCATTTTGCCTTTTTTTATTTTGTTAAGGAAGTCATCGGCGTCGTCGATAGCGTCATGTTCTTTAAGCAGTTCTGTTGTTTGGAACACCACTTGCGGCCAGAGGTGTTCGAAGCCGTACACGTTGACGATGTTTGCAATTAGAACGGCCAAGTCTGGCGTTGATATTTTCTCTGGGCATTCCCTCAAGACTTTTTTTATTGCTTCGTCCAGCTTGTCCATTTTTTTACCTTAAACTTGTTGCTAACGTCGTTAGCGTGATTTATGTTATTCCTGTGGGTGGTTTCATCTAATAAAAATCGGCTTAGCCACGGGAATGGCGGTTATTTTGATTGGTTGCGTTGCTACCAGACTGCGCCAAACGACTTGCACATCAACGGCCACCCACACGATCACTCAAGTTTCCTATTGGATCGTAGTCAGGGTTTATGAGTTTTTCGATAGCTTCTAATCTGGTTTTCAATTTAATGTTTTCTTTGCAAACCTCTTTGTAGAGCTTTTCCCAGCGTGCCTCTCGCATCCTTGCGGTTTTTAGCTTTTTCGCAACGTCGTTTATGTTGTTTTGCTGGAACACATCCGAAAACTCAAACTTGTGGATACTTCCGCTGGCAGTGTACTCAACAACCAGATCAACGCGGCACAACCTCAAATCATAAAGGGCCTTCCTTTGGCATTCCCACTTACCGTTTGATAGGTACTCTTCTCCAAGATCATTCCGGTAGGTCCAAATTCTATTCGCCTTGTCGCTGCCGCTTGCTTCGTGGCGTAATACTATACCACAGGTGACGGTGTCGTCTTTTAGGTATTCAAGCATCTTTTCACGCCTTTAGATTGTATCTATTTACATAGCCTGAGATGCTTTCATACCTCATGCTCATTCTTTGGGCTATTTCTCGTCGAGTAAAGCCCCCTTGCATTAAATCTTCGATCTCGGCTGCTTTTGGCGGTATTTTCCCCCCGCGCCGCATTTTGATGTGCGCGGGCGGCGTACCGAGCCATACTCTTCTTGCTAGGGAGTTTTCGTTTTTGGCTGTTAATTTCATTAGTTTAAGGTTGTTTTCGAAGTTAGCTACGTTTGACATTATTTTTGTTCTCCAAACACTATTTTGAATGCTTCATCCAGTATTTTTTCTATGTCACGTTTTTGAGGTGAGTACATACGGGCCAACATTTTTCTGACAAATTTGAGGCTTGCGCCTGTTGCGTCGGCTATTTGTTGCGGACTTTGCTCGCGATTGGTTCGTATATAATTACAAACACGTTCTTCTTTTGGTATTACTCGTTCTTCTTCTATCATCTGCTTTATGAAACGGATGTCTTCTTCGGGTTTTGCCCTCAACTTTTTTCTTATATTGGCAGGATTCCACGCCCCGTCTGGGTGGTTATACGGCACTTTCATTTGTTTTCTGGTCCTAAATTAAATTGATACGGGTGGTTTGTTTCCCGTACGGGTGGTTTGTTTCCCGTGAGACGCTAACGACCGCTATCTCTGTTTCTTTCACGCCCGTGGATTTAGAGATTATCTGTTGGGCTAATAGTTCTGCTTCAACGCCGTGCTTGGCCTCGACCCAGACAGTACGCTGCATTATTAGCTCGCAAGTCACTTCATAAGTCGCCATCGTGTTCTCCATTACCGTTGCACCGCTCGCAGTTTTGCCATTCGGCGTACAGTTCTCCGATGTCTCTTCCGAAGTTCGCGGGCCGCGGTACGTCTATTTCGACCTTACCTTCTCCGCCGCATTCTGGGCATTCTTTTTGCCTTGTTTCGAGCAGGGATTTCAGTGCTTCAAAGTTATCGACTGTTTTTGTGAACATTATTTCATTCTCCACACTCGTTGACTTAGTGTTACGCCGTTTTCTTTTATGGCTCTTACGCTTGTTTTATGCCCGTTTCTTTTTAGTGCGGCTCGCAAGGCCTGTGCTTCTACGAGGTTTTTAACTACTACGCTGTCTTTCGGTTCCATTTTTTTAGCCAAATCATTCCATTTACCATTTTTGTCAATTTTGGCATGCGGAACGTTTTTTTCTATTTCATACATTTATTCATCCTCCTCGAAGATTGAGTCACCCAGTTCTTCTGGGACTTCTACTGTTACTGATCTGTAGGTGCATTTTGCGCATTTTCTTTTTCGTCGTATTGTTTGGAAGCCGTATTTTGTGTGCGGGCGGCTGTCCCAAGTTATTAGTTTGTGGCTACAATCGGGGCAGTGGGATACGCTACTCACTACCAACTCCCGTAATATTCGACGGACTTCCAAGTGTTGCCCTCTTTGTCCAACCAATCCGCGGCATCTCGCATTGTCTTCACGGTCTCCGCAACTTGTTCCGGCTCCTTGTGGTATGCGTCGATTTTTTCGGAGTAGTTTGCGTCGGGCAGTTTACCTTGCTCAACGGCATCGGCAATTCTCCGCAGTTCATCCGCATCCAGTTCTATTTTTGCGCCATCCATTGGGAAAATCATATCCATGATGTAGTTGTGCAGCGCCCAGTGCTTGCGCCAGTACCCCATCTTTAACCGCAAGCTTTCGACAGGATAACTATCGACCTTGGCCCTCGGTAAATTGTCCTGATGCTCTGGAACAAATTTGTCGCCCGTCAAATACATGTCTAATCCCATAATCATTCTCCTGTTTGATTAATTACAGGGTAATAATTGTATGGGATAAAGTCAACTATTATTTTAATTAGGCAATAAAAAAGCCCTCAATCAGGACAAAGATTGAGGGCTTTAAAAGACCTGCAACGGTCTAACATTTTGGAGAATGTTGAGTTATTTATAAGCGACTTTATGGGATACGTCAACGTGTTTTTCTCGGTTTTGTGAATAAACGTCAAACATAACCCGTAACTGACCGCTTATTGTACGCCCGTTAACCGCGGAATCTAGCTTAATTTCCTTGTAAACCTCTATCGGCACAAGAACGCTCTTCCATTTTGTAGTATCCATAAGCTTCATCCCCTGTCGCTTTCCAAGAAATCATATAGGACTTTATGGGAACCCGCAAGGAAAACGTAAAAAGGGGCGGAATAACCGCCCCTTTTCTTTTCACACAAAGTAAAACCCTCAAGCAAAAGGTCAATGAGGTTGCGAAGTAACCACACTCCGCACTTAAAGTCTGGAGCAGCTTAGTTAAGGTGTCAAGAAAAAAACCCTTCTGCCATTGCAGTGCGAAACCTGACAAAGACAAAAGGGCAGTTAAAAGTGGTTAGCGCGGTTGAGACGCTAAAGCCTCTAAACGGCTTCTCCCCAGCTTGGACCCACTTCAACATCACATTTGCTAGGGATTTCTAATGGTACTGCATTTATCATTATTTTGGCAATACCTTCCGCCTCTTTTCTTGATTTTACTGACATGCACAGTTCGTCATGCACTTGCAGCATCGGAAGGTGGCCTTCTTTATACAGATCGACCATAGCTTTCTTGGTCATGTCGGCTGCCGACGCTTGGATAAGTCTGTTTAGCGCTTTGTAAGTAAAAGCCCGCTTTAGACGGCATGTATCCCCGTATTCCAGCACGGCTTCTTGGTAAGGCATAGCTTTTGTCATATCAAAGGAGTCCGGCTCCCACAGGTTAAAACGGCACTTGCGGCCAAGGATAGAGCTTATCGCACCGCCGCTTGCCTTGCTGTTTAGACGTTCTGTTACGCCTGTCATCAGGGCTTTTACGAATGGAACCCTGTCATGGTACTGTTTAACCAAGCTTTTAGCTTCGTCTGCTTCGATATCTAGCTGGTCTGCCAGTTTAGCGACACCCATGCCGTACATCATGCCTAAATTGATGGTTTTGGCCTGTTTACGAGGGATATCTGCCATTTCTGCAACCATCGTGTGAAAATCCATGTCTGGATCGTTTTTGTAACTTTCAACAAACTCTTCGACCCCGCGGAGCGCGATACCCCGGCTTTTACCGTAAACATGAGCGTAATGGACCAAGATGCGCGGTTCTTGTTGCGAGTAATCAATTGACGCCCACTGTTCGCCCTCTTCTGGCAGGAACAACGACCGAATAAGGGGGCCAATCTCCGGATCGCGGGCCGGGATTTGTTGTAAGTTGGGGTTATTCATTGAAAAACGGCCCGAAACAGTGCCCCCGTCATCTCCCCTGATCTGATTGATGTGCGAATGCACTCGACCGTCACCGTGGCAAAATTTTAGGATATTATTGATAAAAGTTCCGCTGGTTTTGTTTAAGCTGCGCGCTTGGACGATAAGTTTGGGCAATTTCTCTGGATGTTCGGTTAAAAACTGCTTTCTAAACGACGGAGCGCCTTTTTCTGTCTTTGGGTAAGAGATTGATAGGTCATCGAAGGCTTTTGCTATAGAATTCGCCGCCCAAATCTCTATGTCCCTGCCAACGAGGTTTTTGATCTCTTTTAAGACGGATTTCTCTCGTTTTAGGATCGCGTCGCGCGTTCTTTCGGTTTTGTCCATGTCAACGCGGACCCCGCGCCAAGTCATGTTGACCAAGCAGGGGAGCAAATCTAGCTCTAGGTTGACTATATTCCAAAGGTTTTGCTTGCCGACCTCTACTTTTAGGTAGTCCCAAAGTTGCAGGGTCACTTCTGCATCTGTCTGGGCGTATGGCCCAACGTACATGGCGGGCATCTTCCACATGTCTGCTTTTGGGTCAAAACCAAACTCTTTTGCGGCTTCTCTGAGCAAGCTTTCGTTCTTTGCGAGGCCTAAATACTCAAAAGCTAGTGAGTTTAGTGCATAGGAAAACTTATTTTCGTCCAAAAGTGACGCCACAACCATAGTATCGATGATCCGACCGTTTATTTCGAATCCCATGCGCTTAATCCAGCCCACATCGTACTGTGCGTTGTGCATTACTTTGTCCGCGGGGCAGTCAAAAACCTTTTTTAGCCATTTATTGACGATTTTTTCGTCTAAATTGCCTCCGCCGCGGTGTCTTGTGGGGATATATCCAGCCCAATCTGCTGTTGCGACGGCGTATCCGACCACTTCACCGTCACCGACAGCCCAACCGGGGCCGTTTTTCTTGAGGTTTGGGTCTCTGGTTTCGACATCGATAGCAATTGTACTTGCCCCGGTAAGATCGGGCAGTTCTGCGGGCGGAACCCACTCTGATTTTAGCGAAGGGC